GGGGGACGCGCAGGCGCAGGCGGTGCAAGTCCGCCCTGCATAGGGGCCGGGAGACCGGCCCCTGACGAAAGGAGAATGGAAATGTCACACGTAGTCGACCTGACGGGCACGGATTTTGGATATTTGCACGTCATCGGGCGGGATACCAGCAAAAAAGGAGACACGGCACACTGGATCTGCCGGTGTAAATGCGGGACCATCTGCAGCAAGGACGGCAGATACCTCCGGAACGGGCATGCAAAAAGCTGAGGCTGCTTCCGGAAAGAACGAGCGGCCACGCTCGTCACCAAGAAGAATCCAGCCAAAAAGCCAAAAGCCGAACCGAAGAAGAAAAAATTCGGCCGCGGCCCGCAGTGGGCAGGCTCCGGGATCTGTTACAACCCACTCTGCCCGACGCGCAACAACTACCGCGGCGCCTGGAGCTGCACCGAATGCCGCTTCTGCCCGGAACGCAAATTTGCCCGCCAGTCGAGGCGGGAGATCATCACAATTTGAAGGGAGTATCAAAATGGCAGGAATCATGGATATGTTTTCGGTCGAGCTGGATGAGTTTGTAAAGGACTATGACGATCTGCACTGGGACGTCAGTTTCCGCGGCGAGGAATACCCGCCGCGGATCGTGATGGAGCAGACGACGCCGCCGCTCTACAAGATCGAGGATGACGGCTCGAAGACGCTGGAACCGTACCCGACCATCCAGATCATCGGCAGGCCAGACACAGAGGTCGTCACGACAGGAAAGTTGAAGATCAGCAAAAAGGACTTCACCAAGCTGACCAACCGCGCCGCCGCTCTGCTGGAGCTATTCCTGCACGGCTTTATGCAGGAGCGCAAGGAACTGGAGGCGGCACAGGAATGAGCAGAAATGAAAAACGCCGGGAAGCGCTGCTGCTCGGCAAAAAAGATATGAGTTTTACGGAGATCATGCAGGCGATAGAGGCGTGCAGGGCGGACGACTGCGACAAGTGCCTGTTGAGCGGCGGCCCCATCGCAGGCTGGTTCCCGGAGGATATGCCGGACTGCTATACCGTGCTGCTTAAAAATGCCGGGGAGAAGCTGCTGGAATACTACCAGAAGATCCGGGAAAACGACGCGGCGGAAGAAAATCAGAGAAAAACAGAAGAAAACATCAAAAAACGAGGAAGCAAGAGCGAGGGAGTCTTGGACTCGTGCCCCGTTTGCCCGGTATGCAACTATGTCTTCGACGAATTCAGCGTGAGCGACGATGCAAGACGGCACATCTTTCCATTTGGCGCAGAAGACACCCTTGACTTTGGACTCGAAGAACGAATCGTCAGACCACAAAAATGCCCGCAATGCGGCATGAAAATCGCTGGGATTAGGTGGACGGAGCCCAAGTTTGTTGGGAACCGCAAGGAATTCTCGTTCAGCCGTCCGCCGGAAGACGTGGAGGAAAAAAGAAAATGATTTTGCTGGAATGCACAGTCGTGCTGCGTGACGGCGATCGGAAAAAGCTTCAGGAGCAGCTTGCGGCGGAGATCGGGCAGCCAGTCGTTCTTCTGCCGCGCAGCGTATCGCGGGCGAAGGAGCGGAATATCCTGTTCCTTTGCGACAGAAAGGCTTGCGAGAAATGCAGCTATCCAACGTGCAGGCATACGCCGGAGCTGGAACACGCCAGAAATTTTGCGCCAGCAGGATTTACGAAGCGCACGGACGGCGTGTGGGTAGAGCAGGAGGGCGTAACGATCGACCAGGACAAACTTGAAAAGAGGCTGGTTGAAGCAATGAGGGAGGTGATGGGGCTTGAAACAGAAAAACGCAGTCCGCATGGTCTGGCGCTGGGATGATATCTTCCGTGTCTACCGATGCCCATACTGCGGCAGACCGGAGAAACCGTGCTTCGAACTCTGGAAAAAAGGCGGTTTGAAAAAGAGCCTGCCGAGCCGCTGTACATACTGCGAAGGAGAATTGGAAGGAGTGGAAGGAGAAGAAAATGATCATTGAGATTTTGAGCCTTGCTGCTGCGCTGGAGTGGATTGCGCTGGGCGTGCTGGTGTTTTTCAAACTGCGGAGCCTGAAAAGCAGGATAGACTCGTTGCTTGACGAAATGTGGCCGAAGTCTCCGGCTACACTGCGAGGCGAGACACCAACCGGACCGGGCCCAAATCCGGCCGGAAAAAAAGGCCCGTGGCCAATCTGCCCGGAATGTTGGGCTGTGGGCTGCTGCCGCTGGGACGAAAAGACAGATACGTGTACGTGTACGGCGTGCGGGTACACAGAAGAAGGGACTGCCAGTTGAACGCATGGCCGGAATTTCCGGCCACGCTTTGAGCGGGCAGAGATGGGAGGAGCTGAGACTATGGTGAAGAGACACAAGCGCCGGAAGTTTTCCGGGAGGGTCTGCGAGCAGATCGTGTACACGGTGGCGGGTGGCACAGATCCGAAGACCAGCCGGCCGAAGAAACCGCGGTTCCAGTCGCAGGAAGAACGCGAGGAATTCAACACCAGGATCTCGGCTGCAAAGTTCGTGGCGCTGGTCAACGCCAACTTCGGGCCGACCAGCTACTACTCCACATTGACGCTCGACCCAGAGCATGAGGTACATACCGCGCAGGAGATGCGCAGGATCCGGGATAATTTCTACCGCCGCATGGGCTACCGGTATCCGGAGGCCAAGATCGTCATCGTCTACGGCCGGGGCAAATCGACCAACCGCTTCCACCTGCACCTGATCACGGACGGCATTCCTGCCGATGAGCTCGGCAGGCTCTGGGGCCTCGGCAGCGTCATCGACTGCAAGCCGCTGCGGAAGCACAACTATTACTTAGATGAAAACGGAAACAAGGTCGACCACGGGCAGGACTACACGGCACTGGCCAACTACCTGCACGGTCACTGGCGCAAGGAGTTCGGCGGCCACCGGTACAAGGCCAGTCGCAGCTGCGTCCGGCCGGAGCCGGAGCCCGCGACCGAGGCGGTCCGGGACTACAGCCCGACGCGCCCGCCAGTCGCCCCGCGCGGCTACATCCTCGTCGAGGCCAGAGCCACGCAGTATGGATTCCTATATTTCAAATATGTATGGGACCCCAAAAACGAGACACATAAGCGGAACGGGAGCCGCCTTCTTTAAACCTTGTAAATGTGTTGAGTTTTGCAACGAAGAAGGAAGGAGCTGAACAGATGTCGAAACCGAGATACTGGTGGTACGGGAATGTCTGCCGCACCATCGGCGAATACCCGAAACTGAGCCGACAGGTTCGGGATATGAGCCGGCAGAAGATCACACCGGGCTATTCCTCGCAGCCAGGCGGGCAATCCTCCGGCCGCGCCGTCGAGGACATTGCGGTGCGCGTCCTGTCCTCACGGGAGTACGAGGACTACACGGCGATCAAGTCCGCCATCAACACCGCGCAGACCTGGCGGGACGGCGGCGATGTGCTGGAGATCGTGCGCCTGCATACATGGATCTGGCCGCGCGAGAGCCTGGAGTCCGCTGCCCGGCAGGTGCACGTGAGCACATCCACGGCAAAGCGGATGTACAGCCGCTTTGTCTACGAGGCGGCGCGGGCAATGGGCTACCGCAAAAGTTGAGCTAACAGAGCCTAAAATCTGTGCTACAGTGATAGCGTGAAGAATTGGAGGGAACAGGATGCAGCCATGGGCCGCACGCTTTTACGCGTCCGGGCGCTGGAAGAAATGCCGCACCGGGTATATCAAGTTCCGCCGGACCATCGATGGCGGGCTGTGCGAAGAGTGCAGGGACAAGCCGGGCTACATCGTCCACCACAAGCGGGCGCTCACGCCGGAAAACATCACCGACCCGGACGTCAGCCTGTCCTACTCCAATCTCGAGTTCGTCTGTAAGGACTGCCATGATCAGTTTGACGGTCACGGAGTCGCAAAATCTCTGACGCAAAAAATTTTCTTCGACGCCGCCGGAGACCCGATCCCCCCCGTCGCGCGAGGCCGGGGCGCCGGCTAGATCACCGCACGCCCTACCTCGGAAGAATACGCAGACCGTTCGCGAGGCCCCCCTGCTTTGAAGCGGCGATAAGTAATCCACGCGCACGCGTGAGCAGGAGGCAAAAATCAAGCAAAAAGGAGGCGTTTTCTGTGGCGAATCAGCGTGAAAAGACCAAAGAACAGAGGATCCGCGCGGAGAAAGCGCGTCTGAAAAAGCTTTACCGGAATCTGCCGAAGGAAGCAGCCGGAACTGTCGCGGGACTCATCGATCAGGCAGCCTTTATGCGCATCGAGTGCGAGGACATGGCAGACGACCTGCGGGAAAACGGCTGGACGGAGAAATTCCAGCAGTCGGAGCGGCTCGAGCCCTATGACCGCGCCCGGCCGATCGGGCAGGCGTACAACTCCACGAACGCGAACTACCAGAAGATCGTCAAGCAGCTCACGGCGCTCCTGCCGAAGCCGGACACCGCGCCAAAGCAGGAGGACGACGGCTTTGCAAGCTTTGTCCGGGAGCGTGACGAGGCATGAAGCTCACGCGCTACCCGGAGACCTACAACCCGATCCTCGAATACTGGGACGCGATCCAGTCGGGCCGCGAGGTCGTCAGCCTGAAAGTCCAGAAGACCTACCGGCACGTTGTAGAGCAGCTGGAAAACACGGATTCCGAGTTTTATTATTCCCCGCGCCGGGCAAACCACGTCCTCGAATTTTTTGAAAACTACTGCCACCACTCCAAGGGCAAGGCGGGCGGCCAGCTCGTCCGGCTGGAGCTATGGGAAAAAGCACTGCTGGCGACTGTCTTCGGGTTTATCGACATCGAGGGAAACCGCCAGTACCGCGAGGCCATCCTCATTGTCGGCAAGAAAAACGGCAAATCGCTGCTGGCCTCCGGCGTCGGCCTGTATTTGCAGCTGGCGGACGGCGAAGCAGGCCCGGAAGTCTACGCGGTAGCCACAAAGCGGGACCAGGCGAAGATCATCTGGCAGGAAGCCAAGCGCATGGTGCAGAAATCACCGGCGCTGCGCAAACGGACGCGCTGTCTAGTCGGCGAGGTGGACAGCGATTATAACGACGGCGTATTCAAGCCGCTGTCCTCGGACAGCGACACGCTCGACGGCCTCAACATCCACGGGGCCATGATGGACGAGCTCCATCAGTGGAAAAACGGCAGACCGCTGTACGACATCGTTGCCGACGGCGATCAGGCCCGCGCGCAGCCGCTGCGATTCATCACCTCCACAGCCGGCACCATTCGAGAAGACATCTACGACGAAAAATACGAAGAGGCCGAGCGCATCATAAACGGCTACGAAGATCCGGACGGGTACCACGACCCGCGCCGGATCGCGTTTATTTACGAGCTCGACAAGCGCAGCGAGTGGAATGACCCGTCCTGCTGGAAGAAAGCCAACCCCGGTCTCGGGACGATCAAGAGCTACACGGCGCTAAAAGAGCGGGTCGAGCGGGCAGAGAAAAACCCGGCCCTCGTCCGCAACCTCGTCTGCAAGGATTTCAACATCCGCGAGACCTCCAGCGAAGCCTGGCTCAACTTCGAGCAGCTCGACAACCGCGACACCTTCCAGCTCGACAAGGAAAACCGCCGCCTGATCTGGCAGCATCACATGGCGGATGGCAAGACGCAGGAGCGCGTGCTTTCCTACCCGCGCTACGGCATCGGCGGCGCGGATCTGTCCAAGACCACCGACCTGACGGCGGCGAAGGTCCTGTTCCAGGTGCCGGAGCTGCCGGAGATCCTGTTTGTGCTGCAGATGTACTGGCTGCCGCAGGACCTTTTGGAAAAGCGCGTCACGGAGGACAAAATCCCATACGACAAGTGGCATGAGCGCGGGCTGCTCCGCCTGTCCGAGGGCAACAAGATCCGCTATGAGGACGTCAAAGCATGGTTCATCGAGGTACAGGAAGACCTCGATATTTTTATCCCCTTTATCGGGTATGATGCGTGGTCTGCGTCTTATTGGGTGGACAGCATGGCGGACTATTTCGGGAAAGAGGCCATGATCGCCGTGCATCAGGGGGTCAAGACACTGTCCGAGCCCATGAAGCGCTGCGGGAACGACTTGAAATCCAAGCGCATTATTTACAACAACCACCCGATCGACAAGTGGAACCTCGCAAACACCGCCTACGACGAGGACAAAAACGGCAATATTCAGCCGCATAAAACGAGCAAATCAACCCGCCGCATTGACGGCACGGCGGCCCTGCTCGACGCCTACACGATCTACGATCAGAAGCAGGCGGAATACACAAGTATGCTCTAGGAGTGACAACATGGGATTTTTGAAAAACATCCTGACGAATATCACGACCACCAAACGTGTCTCAACCGTCCAGATGGTGCAGGAGCGCGGGAATGGCTTTTACAGCTACAACGGCAAAATGTATCAGTCCGATATCGTCCGCGCCTGCATCCGGCCAAAGATCAAGGCCATCGGCAAGCTGACGGCCAAGCACATCCGGGAGACCATCACCGCCCAGACGCGGAAGATCGCCGTCAACCCGGAGCCGTACATCCGCTTCCTACTCGAAGAGCCGAACCAGTACATGACCGGCCAGATGCTGCAGGAAAAGCTGGCCGCGCAGCTGGTACTAAACAACAATGCGTTTGCCGTGATCCTCCGGGATGAAAACGGCCTGCCGAACGCCATTTTCCCGATCGCGGCCATGCAGGCAGATGCCGTCTATGACGCTGGCGGGAATCTGTACCTGAAATTTTACATGCAGAACGGCAATGTGCTGACGTTTGCCTATGACGACATCATCCACCTGCGCGGGGACTTTTACGAAAATGATATCTTCGGCGACCCGATCGCCCCGGCCATCGTGCCGCTCATGGAGATCGTCACCACGACGGATCAGGGCATCGTCAAGGCCATCCGGAATAGCGCCGTCATCCGCTGGCTTTTGATGTTCGCATCCTCCATGCGCTCGGAGGATATCAAGAAGCGCGCGCAGGACTTTGCCGACAGCTTCCTCAATGTTTCCAACGGAACGGGCGTCGCGGCCGTCGACGCAAAGGCCGAGGCCAAGCAGATCGACCCCAAGGACTACGTCCCGAACGCCGCACAGATGGATAAGACCACGCAGCGCATCTATGCCCTGTTTAATACCAACCCGCACATCGTCACATCCATTGCGACGGAGGATGAGCAGAACGCCTATTTTGACGCCGAGATTGAGCCGGTTTTGAAGCAGCTGAGCGGCGAGTACACCCGCAAGCTATTTTCCCGGCGCGAGCGCGGCTGCGGCAACCGCATCGTCTTTGAGG